TTGATCTGCGCCATGTCGCTGGTCAGACCATAGACCGCCGTCGCGAGCGTGGCATGGGCCACGCCCAACGTCCCGAACTCCCCGCGCGTCACCTTGATCGAGGGTGACAGCGAGTCGTCCGTGATCCGCATCCATTCGCCATCGACGCGAATGACCTTGTTCCCGGCGTTCACGCCCGTGCCAAGCGCCGGAGCCGTGTAGGCCGTGAGCACGACCGAAGTCGCCCCAGCGGTCACCGCGCCATTGAGAGTCGTCTGTGTCGCTGCCATGACCGTTAGCCTCCAATCCGGCAGCCGAGTTCCTGCCGAAGCACGGCCACGCCATAGAGGACGTCCGTGCGCTGAATCCACTGATCCGTCGATGCCACGTAGTCCCGAATGACGCGAATCGAATTGCCCGTCTTCTTCGAGGCCGCCCGATACGCCTTGTCCGTCCCGCCGGGGAGCGGCATGTCCACCATCGCGAGCGTGCCGAAGTCGCGGTGAATCGCGAGATTCTGCGGTGACGATTTCCCGCTGATGGTCGAGAACGACGCGGCCGGCGTGCCGAACACGTAGACTGCGCCCGAGGCCGTCGGCAGGTTCGTGACGTTCTGGAGCGACGGTGTCGGCGAGGCCGGTCCAACAATCGACGGCGCGATGGGAATCGTCATCGTGCCGCCGCTGTCCGAGGTCGTGGCTGTGACGACGAACGTCGCCAGCTGCCCCGTGTCCTGGTAGCTCTGCGGATTGACGGAGTTCGTCGGCGTCGTGCTGGAGAAGAACGACACGATGTCGCCCGCGTTGAGCGTGGTCGACGTCCACGAGCCGGTCAGGATGCTGGATCCGGACTGGTTGCCGCCCGTGACCGTCGGCGTCCCGCCGAGCGTGCCCACGGTGTGGACGTAGATGTTCTGGTCCATCGCCCACGAGAAGCCGATCGACTCGCCCATTTCGCCGCGCAGATACTGCTGCTTGATCTCTTCGGCGGACTGGAAGAGGCCCTTCAGCGTGTCGACGATCGACGACTCGGCAGCCGGATTCAGAATCATGTGCCGTTCGCCGTCCATCGGACACGCCTGGTTGTCGAGCACCGTCTTGGCCGAGAGATACGTCGAGAGCGCCGACGGCGTGGTGCCGGGGACGCCGACGAAGTTGGACAAGCCCTGCGCGAGCAGGCACACGTCCTGGTCGATGAGGTTCGCGATGCGCGCGATCATCGGCTTCAGCACGCGGTCGCGGTATTCGTCAATGCGGAGCATCAGATCTTGCGAACTGATCTGGATGTCCACACCGCGTTGGAACGCCAGCGTGAGCGGCACGAACGTTTCCGTGATGCCCTCGATGTTCACCGCCTGACCGAGGCGGCCGAGGTAGCGAGCCGGCTTGCGGATGGAGAGCGTCTGCCCGAGGACCGCGCCGCCGAATCGGAACTCATCCGAGTATTCCCGATTGACGATGCGTGAGGCCGCGTCCGTGTTTTCCAACACGTCGAGCGCCTCCATCGTGATGATCTGGTTCGTTAAGAGCGTGTTCGGGATATAGCTACCCGTCCCTTTCTAAGACTGGGTAGCCCCTGTCGCAATCTCTACCGCACTTTGAGTCCCATGTCCGCATGGCGCTTGGCCTTGTAGCGTTCGTAATCGCCACTTTCGGCCAATTGCTCCGCGGACGGAGAGGCAGTCCGAGATGCGCCAGACACCGGCTGGAACGGGCGCGGGGCTTTGGAGGAAGCTGACGACACAGGCGAGGCCGGAACGGCGCGCGTGGCGGCAGTGCCGAGTCGGCCGAGGACGCGCCCCAGCTGCAAGGGGTCGCGGATGGCCGCGACTTCCTTCGCCAGAGCATCATCGGACGACAGGGCGTAGTAGATGTGCTCTGCGTTCGGATCGTTCACGATCGCCGCGAGAATCGGCTCCGGAAACGCCACCGACGACTGACTGAGCACCGTCTCGAAATCTGCATACGCTGCCGCACCGCGCTCCCGAAGATCCGCAACGGTTTGGGTCAGCTCACGAGAGGCCCGCTCACTTTCGAGACGTTGAGACAAGCGGGCGTCGATAGTGGAATCAATCTCGTTCTTCAGATGCTCCCGCAAGGCTTTGTTGAAGGCCTTGATGGGGTCGGGCTGGTCGAGGAAGTCCTCAAGCTCAGGAGCCTTCGCGGCGTCAACTGGCTTCGACTCCTTGACGGGTTCGGCTTTCGGTTCCTGTTTCGCGGATTCTACCGGCTTCGACTTCAGCGCCGCCAGTTCGGCTTTCAGTGCGTCCGCTTCGGACCGCGCCTTGTCCCGTTCGCTGGTCAGTTGGCTGAATCGACGTTGGCCCCGGGTGAGTTTCGGCTCACCGGATTTGGCGGACTCGGTCTCGACTTTCCGGCCGACCGTCGTTTCGGCAAACGCCTCCGCCGTGGCCTCGTCATCCGTGCCGCTGCCCGTGAAGACACGCCCATCGTGCTCCAGCGTCGTCTGCCCGAGCGTGGTCTCTGGCGTCGATGGCGTCTCAGCGACTTCTGGCGAAGCGACCGCAGCGTCACTCATGCGCGGACCCTAGTATAGCCATACTTGTCAAGGGGTTGTCGCCTCTGGCGCGGCCGGTTCGGCTGGCTGGGGAGCCAGGGCGGCGCTGTGGTCGGCCATCGCGTGGTCGTGGGCGTGCTCGAGCGCCTGCGTCATCACGTCGTGCGTGCGCGCCGCCGTCGCTTCAGCCGCCGCGGCATGATGTCCCGCGATCGTCTGCGCAATCTTGAAGCGCAAGTCCGCATCCTTCGCGATGCGCTGCTCAAGCGTGTCGATGTAAGAGCGGAAGTTCTCCGCATCGACCTTGGCTTGCGCGACAGACATCGTGGCCGATGCGGAAATCTCGGCCTTCGTGAGATCCGTCTGATTCTTCGCCTGCGCAATCTGGATCTGCGTCTCGTTGGCCGCCTGTTCCTTCGCCAAGTCAATCTGACCCTTGGCTTGAATCTCGGCGGTCTTGGTCTGAATCGCGCCTTGAAGCTGCTGCACCTGCGCTTGGAGACTCTGCACGAGCTGCTGCGCGGCTGGCGGCAGACCTTGAATCGCGACGTTCGGCGGGGCGAGCCGTTTGGCAATGGCTTCCGCACCAGGGAAGTCCATTTCCTTCACCCAGAGGTCCACGAACTTCGACGTCTGCTCCGGCCCGACGACCTTGGAGAGTTCGCCCAAGGCCGAGACGCCCTCTTCCCGCTTGGTCGCGAAGGACTTGCCCACTTCGACCGTGCAAGAGTAGCGGCCCTTGGTCAGATCGTAGTGGAGCACGTCGCCCATGACCGGTTGCCCCATCGGCTGCGACATGGCTTGGACGGGCTGCCCTTGCGCGTTCATCGTGTGCGGGGCGTTCAGCATCGCCACGTCGGCTTTGTCTTCCAAGCCGAGAATCTTCACGACGCGGCCGGGGCGGTCGTAGTAGACCGGAATCGCTTCGACCAGAATCTGCCCGAGTCGAAGATACGCCCGGCGCATCGAATCCAGATACCCGCTGTTCCCCTTTTGACCCTGCGCTTGCAGCATTTCGATGGCGTCAGCGGACATTTGCCGCCCCGGCATCTGGCCGAGCGCAGGGTCAAAACTGGTCACACGGCGCACGGCATCGAGCGACATCTGCAGCACGTTCGCCCATGCGGCGACGTTCTGTGACGAGCCGGGTCGCTGCGGCGGCGGCACTGGCGTCCCGTTGAGGTCGGTCGGCTTGTAGGGCAGATACGCGTAGTTGAACCGATTCGAGTTCGCCCAAATCTGGTCGTAGCCTTCGATTTGGCCTTCGGCCGCAATCCATGGCGTCTTGGGTTCGAGCGCCATGGCTTCGGCCGCGCCACTGAAGGCGAAGTTGACCATCGTCTGTGGCCCCATCGCCGGCTGCACGCAGCCGTGATAGACCGTCTGGCCGTCGACGTTCATTTCCCGGCCCGAGACGAAGACGAGCGGGATGGTCGATCCGCCCCAGACTTCAGATTCGAGCACTTCAACCGCGTTGATCGTGTCGCAGTGGACGATGCACTCGTCGCCCTGATACTCGCAATGGAAGTAAGTCGCGATGCGGATGGTCGAATCCGTGACCCACTCCTTGTCGGAGTCGTCGCCCGTCGCGCGGAAGTCTTCCAGCCCTTTGAGGTCCGCCTTCGGCCACTTGCGCTTGACTTCGGACTTCGGCATGTCCTGCGTGATGAACGCATACCGCATATCCGACTTGTCGCGCTTCATCGCGGCCGGGTCCGCATAGACGCTCAGCGAGTTCGGAATACGACAGATGTAAAGCTCCTGGTCGTCTGAATCGTCCTCGCAGTAGCGCGAACAGACCAGCGCCCAGCCGATGCCCGCGCCAGCCGCATCGGACCCGGCCCACGTCATCGCGTCTTCGGTGCGCGAGTCGTTCTGGATCTGGCGGATGAGGCCTTGCAGGACCTCGGCGGTCTGGTCCGATCCATCGCCGTCATGCGGCGCAATCTTGACCGCGAAGTCGGACGCGCTGATGGCGTTCACAATCTGCTGATGCGGTTCCGACACGCAATCGAGCACGAAGCACGGACGCGGCGGCGCGGCGGGCTGCCCTTGGAGCGCAATCGCGCCCTGCCGCTGCAGCTTGATGGCCTCGTCCCACTGGTCGCCGACGAGGAACTTCTTCGCGGCGAGCGTCGAGCGGCGCTGGGGTTCTTCGGCTTCGGCCGCCACCTTGAAGCGGTCGCGGGCCTCAGCAACGTCGGCCGAGCCGCCATCTTCGGGAACCGCCTTCCGATCGGGCTGAGATTCGCTCACTTCTTGCGCACCAGTTCAGACGACGACCGATCGCCACGGTTGATGGCTGCGGCAAAGGCGAGCGAGTCGCGCACAGCTTTCTCAGCCTCTTTCGGCGTCTGGTATTCGCTGCCCGCCTGCTGCAACCAGGGCTTCGCGTGCTGCATCGTCAAGAGGTTCTGGAGCTGCTGCGCGGGATGGTCGCCAGCGAGCAAGGTCAGATAGTGGTAAATCGCATCGACCAACTCGGTCTCCATGCGTGCGCCACGAAGCACACCCGCGCAGACCTTGCGCCACTTGCCCAGACCCGAGCAGACGATATCGAGCAAGGCGACGCGGTCTCGTTCAATCTGCCGGATGAACTCCTGAATCATGTCCGAGACGGCCCGCTCACGCTTCGTGGCATAGCCGGCATTCGGGAGATCGGGCAGCCGAGACGACGCAAAGGGATCGCGCATTAGTGGGCGAACTTGCGGGCGTTGATGGCGAAGTTGGCCTGCTTGCGACGCGCGGGCGACTTGGACCGCTTCGCCTTGACGAGCGCGGAGAGCGGAATCTTTTCGCCTTCCGGCACGCCGAGCGCTTTGTGCAGCAAGCCCTTGTGACTCGCCTTGATGTGGATGCCGGAACTGCCTTTGGGATAGTGATGACTCATCGCGCTTTACCAGCTTTCACATCGCGCTTGTGTTTGGCGTCCATGCGCTTGCCTTTGGCGGTTTCTTTCGAGCCGTGCATCGCGCCGAGATTGTTCATCGTACCGTAGACTACGCGGTCGAGATGCTCGCCGCGAAAGCCTTTGGCGGAGTAGTGGTGTCGGAGGGCTTGCTCCAAAAACTTTGGCATCAGAACCCCGCCGCTTCGGGCGTCGTCACCCTAGTGCTCCCGAAGGGGCTCGGGCGGAAGTGTAGCATGGCCGTCTAGCCGAGCCACTGCGCTTGACCAGCCGGAAAGACCTGGAGCGGCTTCTTGACCGTCGGCGTCTTCTGGCGCACAGCCAAGCCACGGAACGCATCGGCCGCGTGGGATGACCAATCGTGAATCGGCGCGTCTTTGAACTCGTTCAGCCGCTGGTTGTAATCGCGGCGATAGTGCTGCAGAGCCTCGATGCCGGCGCGGCACTTCACTTCGTCGAACCAGCACTTCGGGAAGAGCAGACGCGCGGAGTGAATCCCGTCCTCGATGGCGTGCTTCGGTTGGATCTTGAAGTTGATGCCCAGGCTCGCCGCGGACTCGATGCGGCTGCGGCCGGACGTGAACTCCCGCACTTGAATGTCATGTGGAGCCCAGTGCGTGCCGTAGCTGTAGGGCTTCGACTTGATGACGTTCGCGTAGTGGGGCAAGCCTTCGCCGCTGGCCTCGTAGTAGTCGATGACGCGCACTTCGCCGGACTTCAGGCTTTGCGTGAACCAGATGGCCGTCGCATCGCCGACGCCCAGGTCCCAATCGGTATCGACCGGGAGCAACGGCTCGTAGGGCACGCGCGTGATACGCCCATCGTCTCGAGCGGCGGCGAGCTGCTGGGCGTAAATCGCGCCCTTGACCGCAGCCTCGAAGGAACACTCAAACTCCTGCCGATACTCGTCATCCGTCATGTCGGCGCGGGCCGTCTTCAGCTCGTCGGCCGGGATGATGTTCGTTTCGCTCGCTCGGTGACAGGCGTAGAACCAGGTGTCGTCTGTCTTCGCGCGCTCACACGCTTCGTAGAACTGATTCCGTCCGGCCGGCGTCCCCAGGAACAGCGCCCAGCCGCCGTAATCGGACAATGTCGGCCGTAGAATCTCGCTGTAGACGTTCGGGGCCATTTCCCCGTATTCGTCCAGCACCACGCCATCGAAGTAGCCGCCACGGAACGTCTTCGGGTTGTCGGCGCCGTAGAGCCGCACGAAACCGCCGTTCGGTAACGTGACCTTCAGCTCGGAAATACGCACTTCGGTGCGCGGGATGTTCTCCACGTAGCGGGTCAGATACTCCCAGGCGATCGACTTGGCCTGCCCGAGAAATGGCGCGATGAAGGCGTAGCGCGGCTCAGGGTCGCGCCGCGGGTTCTCGAGGGCTTTAACGAGTAAATGCGCAATCGAGAGCACCGTCTTCCCGAAGCGCCGGTGACAGACGACCGCCCCGAAGCGATGGTCTTCCATGCCGCGGTGAATCGCCGCGTGCATCGGCGACCGCGGCCGATACGCCAGCGTGATTACCACGACTTTTCAATCTTGATGGTGAACGGGCCGCCGTCCTGTCCGGTCACAGCGATTTGGCGAGCCGGCGCGTCAATCGTCTGATTGACCAAGCTGTCAAAGGCGTGCGTGCTCGGGTCCTTCTCCCAGACTTCGATGATCTCTTCTTTGTCCGACTCCTGCTTGACGCGGGCCATCGCCTCAGTGACCCGGATGAACTTGCCCGTCTTGCGGTCGCGGGTGACGAGGTATTTCAGGCCGCGGGATGCGGCAACCTGCGCTTCGACCATCGGCCCTAGGTTCTCGATGACGATGCGCCGCAACTCTTCACGAGCCAGCAACTTATCGATGGTTTTCTTGTAGACCGCGCCCTTTTTGGGTCCTGAGTTTGGTCTCGAACCGCCGCGCGCCATGGACTAAAAGCTCAAAAAGTTCAATCGGGAAGGGAGATGACCGTGTGTCGGTTCATGATTCGACTTGGCGTGAGCGTAGCACACTCGCTTATCGCAGCGTCTGGCCCTTGTCGCGGGCCATCTGTTCCAAGGCGGCACGGTAGATCGCGTCAGTCAAGGACATCAGTGAATCCTTTCGTGCGGCGTGAGGTCGAGCACGGGGGACGGTGTGTCGCCAATCGCGACCATGGTTTCAATGGACCATTCGATCGTCGCGAGCGCGGCTGGGCGTTGGTCCTCAGGGAGCTGCAACGTCGTTTCTGCGATGACCCGCACGGCGTTCGCCACGATCTCGCTCGTCTGGATGCCGGCGTAGAAGCAGGCATCCACGTAGGCGTTCCACAAACGCTGATGCGCGGGTGTAAAGGCGCTCTCCATGCCGGGAGATTCTAAGCACAGGTGACGTGCGTATGTCAAGGTGTGGTAGACTTGCGCACGTATGGCGAAAAAGCCCGTGAATGGCAGTCCTGGGTCGGCGCTGGCCCGTGTCCGGTGGAGTAAGACGCCCAAGGCCGAGCGGGTGCGCGTGGCTCGGCTCATGGTCGAGCGGCGTCGGACGTTGCGTCTGGAACGCGAGAATCGTCAAAAACCCTAGCAATTCCCCCTGTTGACAACGTGCGCACGTTAGGCGTAGGATCTGACGTATGACGAACGACGCACGAGTGCTGAACGCCTTCGGGACATGCGCCAGTTCGCGGACGACCTACTGCGACGGGTGCGAAGTCGAGATGCTGGACGACGGCCATCCGCTCTGTAAGCGCTGTCAGGACGAGGCCGAAGACGCCCGCGAACAGCGCACGCTCGATTACTACGCGAACCGCTACAACTTCTGCGACGGCCCGGACGAGGAGTAACCGCCATGATTCACATCGAGCAGGAACCGACGTCACGTCAACTCACGCTGTGCGGCCGCGACATCGACATCGATCTCCCTGGCGAGACGGTGCCGCTCAGCGTCGCTCAACATGAACGCGACTGGGCTTCGGCGTATTTCGAAGATAACTTCTGCGTGGAATGCGCCGCCAAGCTCGACGCGGCGATTCGGGACTACGACCCGACGCCGACCGACGAAGAAGCATGGTCGGGCGGCATCGCGGAGAATCACTAATGGACAAACGACTAGTAATAGCCGCATTCGTAGTGGTCGTCGCAAGCGTTCTCTTGGGCTTAATTGCTAGCGTCGCCGTGAGCGCCATCACGCACGGGTGGCACTGATGAATCTTGATGCCGCTCGCCTGCAGCGTGTGGAAAACGGCCACGATCGGCACAATGCCGCGATGCTCACACTCGCACACTCGAACGCGGAGGATGCGCGCCGCTTCGTGGACGCCGGCGATGCGCAATCGGCCGGCATCATGGCGACGTGGGCGGCGCACTGGGCGTATCAGATGGGCCGGTTGGCGTTTGACGAGGAAGTGCGGCGCGTGACGCGCGAAGGGAGAGCCTAAATGTCTGCGATTGTGAAGTCTGACAACGCCCCGGTGTCGATCGTCCCGACGGAGCAGGACGCCATGCTCGCGCTCATTGAGCGCGTGGTGACGAATCCGCAGGCCGACGTCACGAAGCTCGAAAAGATTCTGGAGCTGCGCGAGCGGATGCGCGAACGGGCCGCGAATGATGCGTTCAATACCGCGATGGCTTCGGCGCAGACCGAAATGCGACCCGTGGCGACCGATGCGAGTAACCCGCAGACGCGCAGCCGGTATGCCTCGCACGCAGCGCTCGATTCGGCCCTGCGTCCCATCTACACCAGGCACGGGTTGTCCCTGACTTTCGACACGGGCGACAGTCCGCTCGCGGATCACATCCGGGCGATCTGCCTCGTCACGCATACGGACGGGCACGAGCGCGTCTACCACTTGGACATGCCGAACGACGGCAAGGGCGCGAAGGGCGGCGACGTGATGACGAAGACGCACGCGACGGGGGCGGCGATCTCTTACGCGATGCGCTACTTGCTGCGGATGGTCTTCAATGTCGCGGTTGGCGAGGACGACCGGGATGGCAACACGCCGAAGACGTCGGCCATCCGCCAGAAGCCTGAAGGCTACGATGCTTTCGTGGACACGCTCGAATCGGCCGCGATGCAGGGCTACAAGGCGTTCCAAGCCGCGTGGAAGGACGCCAAAGGCGTGCATCGGCAGTATCTGAACGATACCGACCTCGAGCGCATCGACCGGATGCGCGCCGCCGCGAAGGAGGCCGACGCCCGTGGCTAACGTCACCGTTTACGACATGCCGCAGCGGTCGCCGGAGTGGTTCCAAGTCCGGCTGGGCTTGCTCACCGGCTCGCGGGCCTCGGACATGCTGGCGACAATCAAATCTGGCGAAGCTGCCGCTAGACGCGACCTCCGACTGGAACTTTGTTGCGAAAGGCTCACAGGACGGTCTCAGGGAGACGATTACGTGTCGCCAGCTATGCAGCGCGGGATTGACTGCGAAAACCTCGCACGGACGGCCTACGAGGCGCAGACGGGCAACCTGGTAGACGTCTGCGGATTCGTGAAGCACCTGACGCTGCCGGCCGGGTGTTCGCCGGACGGGTATGTCGGCGACTTTGACACGGTCGTCAGCCTGAAGTGTCCGAAAACGGCGACACATCTGCGCTATCTCCAATCGAGCGAGTTTCCGGCCGAATATTGGCCCCAAGCGCTGCATGAGATGTGGATTACCGGCGCTCGCGCCTATCACCTTTTCAGTTTTGATGACCGACTCGGGCCAAATCTCTCCACGAAACTTTTCGAGATTAAGCGGCCGCATGAGCGCGTGGAGGATTACGCAGCGAAAGCGATCGCCTTTCTGGACGAGGTTGAAAGCCTCTTGGTCAGCTTGGAGCGGATGGCCGTATGAGCCGAAGACCACAATACGAGACGCGCGACCAGCGCATCGCCGCATTTCTCAACAAGACGGCGCTGGTGCCTGGACATCCCG